TTAAATAATTATTCATTATATATATAATAATTTTTATTAATGCGGATATTGAACCTTGTACACTAAACATTATGATTTCTCCTTACGAACCAAGAGAGCTTTGTAGTGCCTAGTATTTAGATGTCTCCAATAAGATACTTCATGAACAACATACTCTTTGTTATCATATGTGATAATATCAGCATCAGTGTGACTCTTCTCATCAATTGTAAAGAGTTGTACTGGCGTATATATCCAAGCTGTCTCAGTATTCTTAAAGGACTCTGGTAACTGTTTTAAATCTTCACCAGACAAAGGTTGTATATTACAGGGTATCTCTAGATCTTGTGGAGCATTAGTTGTTGGTTCAACCCACTCACCGTCTTCATCATAATAGCCATTACCACCTGCTACTGCTCTTAACACAGAGGCTTTCTGTAGTTTTAGTAGTCTTGGAGTTGGCATATTAGTTTGCTCTATATGTTATTTTATCTTTCAAATCACCAGTATCAACAAGAGGTTCTTGTCTAGGGTTTTCTATACGCATATCTAAGGTATAGTCAGTAACTGGTTCTAACCAAATTGGACTACCTATAATGTCTGTCTGTACAGTCTCTAATACTATAGAACCAAAACCCTCAGTAATAGGTTTTGAGAAATCTGAATGATACTTGGTAATCTCTCTTTGGAGTATTTTTCTTAGATCTTCTTGTTTACGATAATCATAAAGATCTTGCATTGCTAGTGTAAGGACAGGTCTAGGAGGTATCTCTGTACCAGAGGGGGTTGTAAAACCTTCATGGTGCATATACATTAAAGTAGAGTATGAGAATCCACTGTAATGATCTGAGTCATCAAATACCCCTAGATCAACGCTACTTTGTTCAAGCTTTCTAAAGGCTTGTTCAAGCTTCTTCAGATTGTTTGTCTTTAGCTTGTAACTTGCGTTTACTTGTAGCATTTTTCTTCACTTGTTTTTTAGTTACCTTAATCTTTCCATCTCTTTCTAGGATAAGAGTCTCATGTTCAGAGAAAGGGTTTTTCTGCATCTTCCTACCTTTCTTGTAGGAGATACGTTTAAATAAGAATTCTTCTAAAATCTCTATCATTAGCATCTACTCCCTCTAAAAGATTTTGTAGAAAAGCAAACATCTGTTTCTTCTGATCTACTACCTGTAATGATAATTGAGCCTGAAGCTCCACCTGATAAACTAGGGTTAGTTACCAAGTCTTTTTTAAGTGCCTTATATTGGTCATACAATTGACTCCATTTAGCACTAACTTCATCCGTAGTTTCGTCAACCAATCTAGCTGCCATAGCTATGATAGCATCAATAGCTTTTAGTGCTGCTGCTCCCTCAGAGCTTGTTGTGTCGATAAAATACTGATAGACTTCATCAGATAATAGGGGGTCATATATATCTGTATCACCAACCGTCAGCCTAACTCTATCTAAAGCACTATTAGTTGGATCGTTTGTAAAAGCCATTTAACCTCCTAAAATAAAAATAAGGAGGGGCGAACCCCTCCAAATATACTCTAAGCTAGTATTAGTTAGAGCTAGTGACCTTAACAGAAAGTAAAGGACGTTCCATGAAGTATAATGGAGACATCTCTACTTCTAAGTCATAGAAGCGATCACGAGGATCACGATGTTCACGAGCGTACATAGGAGAACCTGCACGTTGTACACCAGAAAGAGTTTTCTCTGCACCGTTGTAACCACGATATAAGTTACGTACACCAGAAACTACTGAGAAACCTTCGTCTGCTGCGAAAGCAGAAACAGCAGAGCCGTCTGGTTTGATGAACTCAGCATCGTAAGACATGAACATAACACCTTTATGTTCAAAAGTATCTACGATACCCCACTCTTCGTACTGTGATAAGTCATCACGATTAACTTGACGACCAGAGTTCAAGTAGTAGTTATAAGCGTCACGAATAGTAGCATGACCAACTAACTTATCGAAGAAAGAAGGAGCACACAATACCATGATCTTACCGATACGACCACCTGCTTTAGCTTCTTTACCAATGTAACGCTTAAGTTCAGCAATCTTTTGGTCTACGTTAGTAGATGCAGTACCTAGTACGAAGTCAATCTCTTTTTGAGTAACACCGAACTCAGAGAACATGTCTGCCAATACTGTACCTTCTGGATCAACAGTGACACCTTTAAGAGCAGAAATCTTCATGAATTCTTTAGTTTGGTCAGCAGCTAAACGTAAGTCTAACAACTTCTCTGCACGTACTTCTGCAAGAGCTTCGTTATCATCTTCAGTACCTGCTTTACGCCATTGCTCGATATCTTCAGGGGTGATACGATCAGAGTGTAAGAAGTGAGGTAATGCTAGAGAGAAAGTCTCAACTTTACGATCTTTACCGTAAGTACTTTCGTTAGCTTGACGGTTAGATTGTGGTAATAGACGAATCTCATTAGTAACTTTATCGAATACGATAGCACGTTGAGTAGTACCTTGCTCAGTGAAAAGACCCATGCTGTTTACCAAACCATATTGGTTAGCAAGTTCGTTGATTTGAGCAGTAAAGTCTACTGTACGGTTAAGGTTTTGATGGTTATTCATTATATTATATTCCTTTTAAATTAAATTTGAGATTCTACTTTGATACGTTTAGCTTCTAATGCAGCTACAACAGTGTCGATTTGACCTGCACTTAAAGCGTCAGCGAACTTAAGTTGTTCACGAACTACAATAGCGTCACCACCACCGTTAAGAACAGCGATAGCACGATCACCAGTTGCATCAGAGTCGTATAAAGTGCTGTCAATAACAACAGCTACGTCTGCACTTAGAGTTGCTACATCAGCAGCAGCTACGATTGAGTAAGTACCGTCACCATCAGATTGAACAACAGCACCGATCTCCATGTTAGCAGTTACATTAACTGTAGCTACACCACGAGCGATACCTGAGAATGGGTCTTGTTCATACTTAAGTACGTTACCTAATTTTGTTTCACGAGTTGCAATTTTTGCCATTTTTTATTTTCCTTTACGAATTAATTTGATTTTTGTTTAAGTTTTTCAGATACGCTTGCTTGAGCTTGCTTGTCATAAGATACAGGAGCAGTTTCTTCTGTCTCTAAACCAATCTCTTTACTTGCGAATGTTTCAACTGCTTCAGCACCTTTTTGTAATGATTCTTTAACTAGTTCAAAACCATCAGTGTCACGCATAGAGAATAAAACATCTGATAGCTCTGCACGAGCCGACTCATCTACAAACTTAAGTGTAGAAACGAATGAATCCATATTAGCTTTGTCTTCTGCCAACTTAGCTTGAGCTTGTTGTTCAGCTAACTCAGTTAATTCTGCTAACATGTTTTCTTTTTCTGCTAAAGCAGCCTTTAGAGTTTCTAACTCCGCAAGAGCTTCAACACTTGTCTCAGATGCTTCTACATCAGAAACAGATTGCTCAACATCCTGTTCAACTACTTCAGTAGCCTCTACAGTCTGTTCTACTGTGTCAGTCATATTGACTTCCTCTTTGTTTTTACTAAATAATTTATTAAAAGATGCACCTAATGGCATATTATCTTCTCCTATTGATAAATCAGCTAAGTACTCAAAGAACTCTTCCCTTGTCATAGCTTTATCTGCTAAACCCAATTCAACAGCTTTATCAGCCATGAAAGTGTCTGCCTCTGTGTTTTTAATTACTTGCTGATCAACATTACGCATCTCAGCAACCATTCCTGTGAAATTTTCATAAAGGATATCAATTTTGGATTGTATTCCCTCTATAAACTCTTTTCTAAATTCACCCTCTGAATCAAAAGGTATCTTAGAAGCTCCTGCATGTACATACGTAGTTTCTATACCTTTTTCTTTATCAGCTTTATTGGAATTACTCAGTCTAACTACAACACCAATAGAGCCTACTTCTGCATCTGGGTTCATAATAATCTCGTGTGCAGCACTGGACAACCCATAAGCTGCTGAAGCACTTAGACCATCTACGTAGGCAATAAGGTGTTTACCTTTCTTATCCACTTTACCTCTCATATATCTAGCTAATTCCATCATAGAATAAGCAGAGCCACCCCCACTATTAACGTCCATTACGATAGTTGTTATAGACTCATCTTCTAGAAAGGTATCAAACTGTTCTTGTATTGTCTGGTAAGAGGTATTTCCACAGAAAGCCTCCCACATAGTCCTTTCGTAGGTCAATGCACCAGAAATAGGTAGTAAGCCAATACCTGTGCTAGATAATTTAGTTTTTTCTTGGGCTTTAGCTACCCTGTCTGCCTCTATAGCAGCCTTATAATCCAACTCAATAATCCCTGAATTTCTAGAATCTAGATAGGACATAATATTGTCAAGAGCTTGTTGATCAATAAAATGTGGGGTATTGAGGATGGATTTTTTTATTCTGTGTAATTCATGAGACAAAATTCTCTCCTTTGTAATATTGGTAATATTTCTTCGTAAAACTTCTTTGCCATAGGCGTTGATTTACTCAGAAATTTACTGAGTGTTGATTTTGGTATGCCAGTTTTCAGAGCTATCTCTTTCCTACTAACCCCCTTTCATTGAGGTTATGTATTAGTAAGTATTCCTCAGTAGAGTATTTAGTAGGCACTCTTTCGAAGCCT